AGGAATTACTGCTTCAGGTCCTGCTTCACCGATCAAAGCGTTAGTTGGTCCCATAACAATTCCACCATCGGCTAAACGAATTTTACCCATCGCTGCTGCCATTGCTGTGTAACTTCTGCTCGCTGCGGTTGATTGTGCGCCACCTGCTGCTTTAACAATTTTTTCAGTTTGAGTTAAAGGTGTTACTTTAGGTTTTGGTGCAGTTTTTATTGTTGGCGTAATTACATCAGCACCACTTGTAATAATCGGTGCTGTTGCCCCAACTAACGAAGCCGCTAATGTTGCGATCTCTCCAGCAGCAGCAGAAAGTGCCGCTTTAATTCCATCAACTAAACTTTGTCCTTGTGTAACACCAGCAGAATAAAATAATTGAGCACCAGAAGTTCCAACTTGATCTGCGACCGTAGCAACTGAACTTAAAAGACTATTAACTTTACTTACAACAGTTGAACCGCCAGCAATAATTTGATCAGCAATTGCTATTCCGGCATCAGCACCGGCACTTAATACTTCTTGGATTCCACGTTCCGATAAACCAATACTTAAGAGCGTATTAATTTTTTCTGAAAACTTAATTGCTTTGCTTGCTTGTGCTTCTAAACCTGTTAAAAAATCTGTTTCTTCTATTGCTGAAGCAAAATTGATTGTTCCAGTAATTGTGCTAGTAATTGAGTTTTTAAAATCATTAAACGCTTGTTTAGCGCCATCAAGTTGTGATTGTGCATCAGATAAAGCAAAAGAAAATCTGTCTTGAATAACGCTTGTTAATTCTTCAAATTTTTGAACACTTTCATCAGTAATTGTTTTTACACCAGTAAAACTTTTTTTAATGTTAACTAAGGCTTCAGAAGCAGTATCAAGAGAACCTTGAATTGTTGATGGAGCAGTTCCGGCTACAAATTTAGCGAACTCTTTTGAACTTTTTGTAATTCTTTCTTGTTGCTGTTGCAAATTTTTTAAGGCTTGTTCTTTATCTTTTGCTGCCTTTTCAGCAGCCTTTAAAGCGTCTGCTTCTTCTTTTTCTAAATCAATAACTTCATCTGTAGACTTTGCAACAAAACCTAAAGATTTTGCTAATGCTAAATAGCGATCACCAGCGAGTTGAGCAGTTAAAGCATTATTTTCATTAGAGTTTTTAAGTTCATCACCTTGATTTGCAATAAAACCAAATACGTCGCCAAGTGCAGGTATTGCTGCATACATAGGTCCTAAAATACTTAAAACAATAGTTTGACCTGTTTTTTCTAACGCTCGAGTAAATCGATTTGTTTCATCTATAGATAAATCAATTTCGCCAATGTAATAACCCAAACCAACAATAAAATCACCAAGACGATCACTAATATTAGTAATTGAATCTGAAAGTCCACCAACACCGTCCATTTGTTTTGAAGCAAGTTGCAAAGACAAAATTAAGTCATAACCTATTGCTTCTTGTGCTTCTCCAACGCGCTCTGTAAGAATTGCAATTTTTCCAGCCATTGTTCCTGCAGCGGCAGCAGAAGCACCTTGAAATTTATCTTCTAAACTTGTAAGCGCTGCATCTAAATCTTTATTTTTAATAATTGTTGCATCAAGAGGAACACCTAAACGCTTTAATGCTGTAAAGTTTCCCATAGATGCACGAGATAAACCTAAAGTTACTGCTTCTAAATCTCTTCCTGTAGATGCAGAAATATTTAAAGCAAGTTCCAACATCCTTTGAGATTTAGCAACATCATTAGTTGAAAGTAAAAGTTGGTTCATAGCAGGTCGCAGTTGCATATCTGAAACGCCAGTTGCAAACTGCATTTGTGTTATAAAATTTTCTACCTGCGTTTGTTGAAAACCAACACCTAGATTTTGTAAAGTTCTATTTAAATTAGCAATAGTTTTTTCTTCGGCTATTGCAGCCCTAACTGCATCTACTCCAAGTTTTATTGCAAAACCACCTGCGGCAACTCCAGCAGTAGCGAAAGCACCACCTAAAAGTTTCATTGCTATTTGTTGTTTTTTAGCACCTGAAACGTTTGAGTCGGTTAAAGCAGAAAAAGATTTCTTAGCATTATTTAAACCTCTAGGATCGAACGTAGAGATAATGCTGGCAATAATGGCCATTATTTATCACCTCTCACTTTTGCTTGTCGAGTGTTAAATTCTTCTTCTGTTCTTATTATCGCATCTTTGACACCATCTTGAACTTCTTTTAAATTCTTATCTACGGCTTTAAATAAAGATCTCATCGGTCTACCGAATCCTTTAGATTCTAATGCTTTAGCAAACTTGTTATTAGATTTAGTTCCAGCGTACTCGAAAACCATTGCCGCACCATTAGATTGAATAACGGATAGCAAATTCGTGTAAAAGTTTTTACCTTTATTTTTTCCTTTTGGTCCTACCTGAGCGCGAACACCTTTCTTAGCAGAGGCTTCGTGATAAACAGGGAAACCCCAAGATCCTGATTGCTTAGGTTTCCATCTTTCGTTTGGTCCGACATTGACCCCACTAGAAGTATTTTTTCCACCCCAACCTGAGAGCGTACTTGTTTGTGTAGGAAGAAAAAACTTTGCATCTTTGACAATAGGTTGCGCAATTTTAGTCATCTCTCTAAAAAGACTTTTCTTTAAATCGATTTGCTCATATTTTTTTAAATCCTCTAATAACTCGAATACACCCTCTAATTTAATATTTCCGTTGGCATCTGATCCGACTTCTTTAATTGCCATTAACTTTTTACTTTCTAGGTTTATTGATTTCGGTAACACGCCAGCGCAAATAGCGTTCCATTGTTCTTACAATTCTAGGCGATAAAGAAATAATTTGTTCTGGACTAATGTGAAACTCGTAAGCAAGATGAATTAAGCGCCAGTGGGCGCTTTGCTCTCCAGGGGGTCTATATCTTCGACCTCATTGCCTACAACAAATCCACATTGAGCAATATCTTTGCACCAATCTTCGAAAGAAAGTTTTGTTTTCTGATCTCTTGATTCGGCGTGCCAAGATAACCAAGTTAAATGTTTTAATCTTGATTTTTTAGGGTCTAAAACTATTGTAAATGCTTGATCGAATTCATCTTCAAAAGCAATAAAATCTGCCCACTCTGCTTTAACATCGCGAGTAGATTTATTTTTTGAAGTGATGCGCAGGTTAAGAAACACTTTTTATCCTTTGTTATTAAGCAGAAGTTCCTCTTGTAACTGTACCGGAAGTTGGCCAAGTTACAGAAAGGGTTGCAATATCGCCAACGCTGGAAGCGAACGGAGAATATTGTGTTACTAAACAAACTGCTGTGTAAGCAGGATTAGTTGTACCAATAGCACTTGAAGTTGGTTTAATAACGACAGTTGCATTTGATCCAAATAGGGGATATAAAGTTGCATCAACGGAAGAAGCACCAAAGTCTTGCATAAAGTTTAAAGTTAAAGATCCGGACTTTAAACCAGCAATTCTGGTTCTCCACTCGCCACCGAAAGCAGTGGTTTCGAGATCATCTGCTGTAAGTGCTAATTCTACAGAATTAAGACTTGTAGCAAAAGAACTTCCATTAATGGTAATCGCATAATCGGTTGCTGCGAATTTCGGCATAATGTTTTTTCTCTTTCTCTTTCTTACGCGTAAGTGAGAACTACGAACTCACAACCTAAGTATGTCACATCTCCGATAGGAATTTGTCCATAGTTCCGCATTTCGATTACGCGACAATCGAAAACGCTTCCTCCAAGTGTTTTATCACCCTCTATTGCGGCTTTGATACTTGAAGAACCTGTTGTTGCGCAATAAGCATCTAAAGCGTTCTGTGCTTGTTTTTCGGCAACTCTTGAAACGATAAGAATAATTCTAAAAGTTGTTGTATCCATACCTCGACCGAAAGTGTCATCGTATCTTGTGTTGTCTGGAATTATTACGGCTATTGGTGGATTAGGGTTATCTGGTTGTGTAGAAGAAGTTCTTAATCCTGAAATTGTTGCTAATCGCGTTGCTAATCCGGCGCGAATATTCGTTATGCTAGCCAACGTTTCGAACTTTTCTGTAAGTTCCGATAAGTTGTGCAACATCGGGATCAAGATCACGAGTTACGCGCATAACTCCCATATCGCCGAAACCGGCAACACCAAGAGGTGAATCTAAACGTTTATAAATTCTTGAAGATTGAATTACACATGCTTGAGTTACGGCAATAGGAACTGAAGTCCAGCCCCAAACTCCGGTTATTTTTGCTAGTGCTTCACCATTTAAGATCGGCCATAGGTAATCTCCGATTGCACGAATTCTTGTATATGGCCAAGCAATTCCATCTGAGTTTCCGTTTAAAGGTTCTAATTGGTAATCGTCAGTTGCCCAAGTTACGTCGTACACACCATCAGCGTTATTTGCTGTTTGTAAAGTTATAGCAGTTCCGGCTAGATCATCTATTAATAAAACAAAATCATCATCGGGCGCGAAGTATCTTGTTGCCGTTCCTGCGTTATAAAAATTTCTACCGGTATTGCCGTCGATCGCTCTAGATGCCGCCTCGATCGCAATTTCTAATAAAGCATCTTCGGTTGAATCGGTAATTCTAAGTGCGGCTTTAACTTGATTTAAAGTTGCGTAGCCGTTTGTTATTGCCATAGGTTCTCCGTAATAAGTCTTACATATAGTCTAATGCACAATTTGACCCCAATCACCTTTAAATTTGATTAGGTAATCGTTCTCCAAGACTAAGTTTTCTCGACCATGTTTTATTTCTTTTCGCGTTGCTTTTGAGTCAGTTAGATCAGGGAAAGCGACATGTACTGATCCAACTTTTTCAACATAGGTTTTTGTCCAAGAAAGTTCATATTCTATAGATTCCTTTTTAGATATAGGGATAGGGATTTCAAGTTCCCTTAAAATCTTAGGATCATAAATCCCCATATAAGTTCCATAAACAACCGGATCACTTGTT